CTTTAACAGCTTCAGCTTCTCTCGGTACTACAATAAGTCGCCTGTCGATAACTTCGTATCCATAAGGAGCTTGCCCACCGGCATAACCGCCTTTTACCGCTTTTACCGTTCGTCCTGCACTTGTTCTACGAGTAATATTTAAACGTTCTTGCTCTGCGACAAACATAACAAACGCTTGAAGTATATCTTTAAACGCACCCATCTGACCAAAATCGTCTGATACAGAAATCAATTCTATTTCTTTTTGGTATAATAATTGCTTGTAATAAAAATAAAGTTTAATCTCACGAGCTACTCTGTCGTTTTTAGCAACAACTACACACTCCACCGGAGGATTCTCGACATCACCGTATAAGATACGATCAAAAGCAGGGCGACTTTCCTTAACTCCACTAACACCCTCGTCAACAAGCCATTCGATTATTTCAATCCCGTTTCTACGAGCGTAATCCAAGATTTGTTCTTTTTGAGATTCGATACCGAATTTATCCTCTCCTACTTGCCCGTCGGTTGATACTCTACAATATCCTACTGCTCTTTTCATAATAACGCCTCCTTTATTGTATTTACAGTTACATTATACAGTAATTACAGTTGTTTGTCAATAGCTTTATTGTAAATTTATTAACCTTTTTATTTTTTTGGGTGGTTGCACAGATGACGGGCGTCCCCCATGCGAACATGTGTTCCCCCACGGGTACATGATCTTAATATATTTACAATTAATCCTGATTAACTTGTTGCAATTTACAATTAAACGTGATATAATATAAGTGTAAATATATATTTTAGGAGGTATGAGAAATGAACGAACTGGACGAAATGTATTGCTTCGAATGTGAAGAGGAAATACCCGAGGATGACACCATGTTTGAAACGAAATACGGCGACTATTTATGTGAACCTTGCTACTATAGATACTATGCAACGTGTGATCGATGTGAAGACATAGTACTAGAAAATACTAGGCGTTGGGTTGAGGATGACAACGACTATGTATGTGAAGCATGTGCAGATCGGTATTACTACCGTTGCGCCGAATGTGGAAATTATTTTTCCGATGTTAGGTATGATACACGACTTACAACCATATGCTACAGTTGTTCAGAATATTTTTTCGAGTGTGAGGACTGTAACGACATTTACCATATCGACGCTGTACATGAAGGGTCGGACGGTTGTTACTACTGTAGACACTGTATAGAAGATCACACCAACGGCACGATCCACGATCACGATTATAAACCTGACCCGAATTTTTATGGCGTAGGAAATTATTTCTATGGAGTAGAACTAGAAATTGATCACGGGACCAACAGATCCATAGCGGCGGAAAAGATATACAATGCAGGAAATAACCATATTTACTTAAAACACGACGGGTCTTTAACATCAGATGGATTTGAAATTATTACACATCCAGCGACACTTGAATATCACATGAAAGCATTTCCATGGACCGATATTATTAACGTCGCTAAGAAATACGATTACAAGAGCCACGATACAGAAACATGCGGCTTACACGTTCACGTATCAAGAGAAGCGTTCGGCAATAATAGAATCCTACAAAATTTAAATATTGCTAAAATCATCATTATAATTGATCGTTTCTGGAACTCTCACATAGTACCATTTTCGAGGCGAGATTATGAGAAATTGGATCAATGGGCAAAAAAACCCGACTGTAAAATTTTACCACTGGACGATGACGTTCAAATAAGAAGTAAAATAAGAGATATTAGATGTAACGGTCGATACCAAGCGGTCAATATTACTAATTCAAGGACCGTCGAATTTAGATTTTTTAAAGGTACTTTAAAATTAAGTACTATATTTGCAAGTATCCAATTATTAGAAACCTTAATTCAATTCGTAATTAAAACAGAATTGAAAAACATATTTACCATAAAATGGGACGACATTTTAAAAAATTCTAACTATAACGAGTTAAATAATTACTTAAATTTTAAAAATTTAATAAATAAAGAGGAGGTAATATAAATGTGTGTAATTGCAATTAAACCGGTTGGTATAGAATTACCAGCTAAAAACATTATTCGCAATATGTGGGACAATAATTCTGACGGTGGCGGCTTTATGTATGCTATGAACGGTCAAGTCCATATAAATAAGGGCTTTATGAAATTAAGACATTTTAATAAAGCTTTACGTTCAATGGATAAAAAATACAACACAAAAAATATATCTATGATCCTTCATTTCAGAATAGGTACTCATGGAAAAAACTCTCCAGAAAACACTCACCCGTTTCCAGTTAGTGGAAACATTAACGACTTGAGGAAATTGAATTTTAAAACTAATTTAGCGGTCGCTCATAACGGCGTAATCAATATTAAACCTTCAATTAAAGGTATTTCCGACACTATGGAATATATAATTAAACAATTAGATCCATTATATCGATTGGATCCTAACTTCTATAAAAAAGAAGCGGGTAAAGAAATTATTCATAACGCTATCAATTCAAAGATGGTATTTATGGACGGTCAAGGAAATATAGAAACCGTTGGAGATTTTATCAAAGATAAGAGCGGTATTTTATATTCTAATACATCTTACCTATACAATTACAAAAAATTCACCTATTCATACGTTGATCGCTCATATTACAATTATAAACCTTATAAAAAGCTTCTAATGTGGGTAGAGAACGGCTATGTTATTCTAGGAAATAGTCAAATTGATGAGGGATACACTTACCTTATAGACATGTTTAAAACCGTCTATAAATACGACATAGAAACCGACACATGTTACGAAATTGAAGCCGAAGCCTTCAGTCCTCAAGGTGTGCCGCTTCAATGGGACCATAAATATGCAGAATTAATGAAAATAGAAGGGGATGATTGTTTTTAACATTTTATGGATATTAATTGGTTTATTTATCTGGATCATTTTATTGATCCTTGAATGTGCCAAACGGTCCAAATAAATGGACCGCTTTTTTTTTTTTTGCTCATTTTTCGTATCCTGGTTAAACGCTCAAAAATCGTTTTTAAGCCATTTTTTATCATGGGTAATATCTTTATACTACCCGGCGATAAAAATTAATCCTGGACGATTCTGGCACGTAATTCGGCTATTTATTTTATAGAGATAACCCTTAACAAAGTTACAAAAGTTACATTCAGTTGCGAAAGTTACATGCAAAAGTTACATGCAAAAGTTACATGCAAAAGTTACATTCAGTTGCGAAAGTTACATGGGTTTCTAGATGAAAGTTACATACGAAAGTTGGATGAAAATTATATGGATTTGAAAGTTACATATAATAATTACGTCTAAAATCAATTCTAACGAGCTACACGGTACTTTTAAGACACTTTATATGTCATTTGATATTATATGTGGCGACAATAATAAAACGCCTTAGAATCGAATCTAGGGCGTTTTAAATCATATATGAAAGTTACATCACTTGGGAAAGTTACATGCAAAAGTTACATCGCTTGGAAAAGTTACATAAACTTTATCAATCATCGCATACTACTCTTTCTGATAATCGCTTACGAATATCTTCTGTATCGCTTATTTCACCAAGAGGATTATTTGGAATGAGAACATATTCAACCTCATCCTTCAAGCCGAAATAATTTTTAGCTCTAAATATATAAGTGGTAGGATTTACCTTATTTTCCTGAACTAGTTTTGCGTCGAAAGATGCTAAAAATTCCTTCGCTTTTTTTATCAAGTTACAACGCGTGGGTGTGCTTCCTTCTCTTCCAACCTCCCATGCCCATAAAGTTTTCCTATCATACCCTAACGCCAAACTCATTTCCTCCACCGTTGGAATCTCACCCGCCTCCAAAGTTGTAACAAAATACATCTCCAATCTCTCTCGTATTTCCTCATCCGTAACAGCCTTCTCCATGTTATACCATTTTAACAGACTAGCACCTATTCGTCGTATATCATCAGCCTTAGCACTTGTATTATGAGCTAAGCTGGCAGACTTACTACCACGCTTCTTCTTTACAATCTTTTCACCAGCCTCAACCAAATCATTCTTTTTCTTCTCTACCAAAGTTACATTCCTCCTTCCTTGGTTTATCGTAAGGAGTATTCCTTAAATTCTGTATTTTAGGGCATAACCAACAACCCATTCCTTTCTTTTCTTCTTCAGTCATTAAACAAACTTCTCCGTCATCAGGACAAAGAACCTTTTCATCTGTCATATCAATTCACGCTCCTTAGCAATTTTTCTAGTAACTTTATTTAAAATAGTCCAGATAACATCCTGATTTATTCCTAGTTCTTTACTAACTTCATAAACATTATCAGCAAGGGTATCACGTCTTTTATACACTTCAATTATAACATTTCTATCTTTTTCCGGCAAACTGTTTAGGACCGATTGAACAATACACCAATTTTTATAATCAATATTCTTTTTAAATTTAAAGTTGTTTTTTTGATCATGATACCTTGCATAAAATCTCAACATATGATTAACGTAATTTTTAAAATAATTCATTGAATTATCAAACCTCCTAATTTATGGTAATTGTTGCATGTTGCAGATAAAAACCCCCAAAACCTTTATATATATTTTCTTCTTTTTTCTCTCTCTCTTCTTCTATTTATTTCTTGAGAATAAGAAGTAAATATGATATATGCAACAAATCACCCTCAAAGTATTGGTTTTAAGCCATTTCTCGTGTTGCACTTGTGTTGCAGATTGTTGCACTTGAAATTTTATCTGCAACAAATTATCTGCAACAATCTGCAACAAATCGATTATCTGCAACAATGTGCAACAATGTGCAACAATCTGCAACAAATTTTTTATAAACTAAAGTTGATTTCCAATAAATGTCATGCAATTATCTGCAACAACTGAAACAATCTGCAAATATCTGCAACAATCTTTTCTTTCCTTTTTCAGTCTAATTTCACTACAAATTGCCATTTATATCTACCTCCGGTTTCTTCATTTCTTACTCTTTTTCGTTCGAAATTGAATGCTTCTTCGATGTCTTTATGAAAAGTTTTAATAGATGAAGTATGTTTAATTTCGCTCCTAACACACCAATCTTTAAACTCCGAAAATAACCTATCGGTAGTATTACCTAACAGATACTTAGTTTCAATGCCTTCTTCCTCAATCCAGGTTAAAACATTGGAATTATTCTTCTTGTATTCCTCAAGAGCATCAATCACTATTTTTGGTTGAGTGAATTGGTTATTATACAATAATCTCCTTAATCCTCTAAGTCCAATATTTAATAAGTACGAGAGTGCTTCCTCTGTTGTTATCTTATCTTCAATAAATGGATCATAGTCCTCATCATCGGCTGAAAATGTGGCTGTAAACGGTATCAACATCAACCTGGAATACATACCGTGCGTTTTGTCAAGGATGCGAGGGAGCTGGTTGCAGGAGAATATCATTTTGGCGTAATTTTTCAGGATGAAAGGGTCCTGATATTTTCGCTGCACTGTCATGGATTCCCCGGTAAATAGTTTCTTAATGGTACCAGTATCACTTATTTCTTTAGGATCAATGTCGTCACCTATATTGGCAAGTTTGTGTTCAAGCTCGGCTGTGAGGAATGGATCGGAGAGTTTCTTTAATTCGACTGTGGCTAGATTTTCTTCTCCAATAAATTTTTTTAGGAGATTGAGAATAGTTGATTTACCATTGCTGCCGCTACCGTAAAAAAGAAAGCCTTTCCTGAATCGGCAGTTTTTAATGAGAAGGTAACCAACCATTTCCTCAAATAAATCGATCACCTGTCGGTCGTGCCTGAAAACTTTATTTAAAACTTTGTCAAGGTCGGCGCTGTAAGCTCCCGGATCATAAGTTACATGGATACGGGCAAAGTCTATTATTTCAGGGTCGAATGGTAGAAGTTTATTTGTCCGAGTGTCTAACCGGCCATTTTTAAGGTTAATGATATATTCTTGCTTTGGTATATCATTCATTCTTATAATAGTTAATATCTTAATGTAATCGAGAACCTCGGCTCTTTGCGCTCGTCTACTACGAGGATATAAACGTATCATTTCTTTGTCTATTTCCCGTTCAGCTCGCTGATAATAGCCGTCTTTGTAGACATAGCATTGTTCATTAACTGTAACAATGTTCATTCGTTCAACTAACAATTCAGCGAACTTATTATGTCTAAACTTACCGTCCTCATCGAAGCACTCGTTGAGAATAACGCATTCTTGCATTTCATCCTCGTCCTTGAAAGATTCATCCCTGAGAATGCTATTGAGTTCACTTTCCGATAAAGGCTCGGCAAATACATAGTTGTTGATAATCTGGATAGTTTTTCGTATCTGTTCCCGGTTGTATCCTTTTGACTGCATAACGAGTATATATTCATATAAATCCTGATTCCTACCGTCACCATCTTTCATATCTTTAAACTTGTATTTCTCAAAAGACAGAGGACGAAGCCAACAGGGTACTTCCTCGATTTCTTTACCGGAAACAGTCTTAATCCATTCCCTCCATTTACCGTCTTTTTTAACTACTACATAGGAACACTTTCCCCATGATCTACAGTCTGCATAAATACCTATAGCTAGTCTGTTCTTTCTGAAGTTCTTCCACGGTTCAGGAGACTTAAACCAGAAATGATATCCTCTGGTGGTTTTCATTATTAGGCATTTCAAATCTAAGTCTTGAGCGATGCGGAGCATAATGTCAGCATCGCTCTTTGTATCAAAGTCTAGAACTATATAAGGTTCCGGTATCAGGACACCGAGATTATTAAAATCTTTCACCTTACTCAATGGACTACCGCCGTTTTTTAGTTTTTCAGCAGGAGTTTTGTCCTCGTTCAAGATTATATATTGCATTTTTCACCTTCTTTCTTATAACATGATACGTTAACTTAATCAGCGTCTTTCTTTTTTCAAATCTTTAAAAGGTAAATCAATCATTTCAGGTTTATTCAAATGTGTCCATATTGCACTCAACATGTTCCATATAAACGCTCTATCGTGTGGTTCGTCATCATCACCTCTACGCCATTTTAAATAATGTCTCACTCCGCTATCAATAAAACAATGAACAGGTATACCTTTTTCCCAATTACGATCCGAATATTTTTTAGCACCTTCTTCGTATTGCTTTGATACTTCGAGTAAAGCTGAACACCACTGTTCGGGCATTTTACCTATAAATTCATCCAATGCAAACCATAAAGAACAAGGATCACCATAGCGAACGTAATCTTCAATAAAAGCTAAAATTGGGGTTTTCATTCTATCAGCTAATATTCCTAAAGGTAGAAGATCACAACGCCCTTCACCTTCAGCTACATCACGAACAGCACCGGTTTTAAATTCTCTACGTGCACCACTGTCTTTAATCATTTCGTAATCACTACCTTTCTTTTATTAAACATACAACTTCCGCTATTACTTTTAACTGTCCTTCAACGGTCCATATATCAAAATTAAAATCTTTTTCGTTTATTAAACCTTCTTTAATTGCTTGACATACTATACTGTATCTGATAAGTTCTAAAGCTCTACTGTTCCAATAAATACGTTCCCCTTCTTTTGTAGATTGGCTTGGAGTTAAGTTTTTGGTGTTTACTATATCCGCCCACACATTTACCATTTTAATTAGTGCTGTTTTAATTATTTATCCCGCCTTTCTCGGAAATATCTAGCGTTATGTTCTCCAAACATGTTTTCTACTTGTTTGTTCCAAAAAACTATATCTTGTTCGTACTGCTCAACTTTTTCCTGAAGTTGCAATATTTCTTTTTGAAGTGTAGCAATGTTTTTTTGATAAGTGCTTATATTTTTGCTTACATTTTCTATTTTTGTAACCATGCTTTTTATTTCTGTTTGCAAAATGCTTGTTTTGTCAATTTCTCTTCTTGTAGTGTATAAAGTTAAAACCATTGCGGTTGTTATAACAAGAACAATTAAAAGTTTGCATATTTTACTAAGAGTCATAATTGTCGCCTCCTATCATTCTTCTTTATAATTTCTATAAATTCTCCTACGGATCGAGGACAATAATGCAAACCTTTGTTTGCTTCAATTCGCTTTTTGTGTAACCTTTGATCCGGTTGCATTTCATTGTTGCCAACCTTGAATTCAAAAGCTACAAACTTTCCATTTATACAAGCTATGAGGTCGGGAGCACCTTTAGCGCCCCAACCACTGCCGTGTATATTGATGTAGTAAATTTTCTTAAATTTCAAATAGTCGATACACTTTGCTTGTAAGTTGCTTTCTCTCATCCTAATAACGCATCCAAATCTATCATTCCTTTATTTGTAGCTTTTGATTGTTCTGTTTTTTCAGTTAGATTATCTTTTTCAAAACCAGAAGCAGGGGATTTATCGGTAAGTCTAATAAATGTTACGGTTTTAGCAGGGTCTTTATTACTAGGTACTTTTTCATGTTCAACTGTACATTTGATATAACAACCGACTATATCTTCATGGTCGATTTCATCAAGGTTAAAATTGTTAAGTGCTGTTTTTGCAAAGTAACTAAATACGTTTAAAGCACCTTCGTTAACTTCTCCATCATTATTAACAAGGTAAAACCTTTCGATATGCTTTTGCCCACTCGCTGTAACCATTTCCACTTCAAGTTTCCCAAAATCCTCGTCATAATTAGATTTTGTAATTTTAAATATGTGTTCTCCTTCTGGAATAGGTGTATAACCACCTTCTGATAATTTGATTTTTGCCATATTATTTTAAACCTCCTTCTATAATTTTACCTGTGAGATACAGGGCTTGTTTCTCATTAAATCCAGCCTTGATGTAAGACTCATATATCTCGAATAACTCTTTAGCCATAACCAAGTATTCGTCGAAATTTGGATCAATATTTCCAAATATATTCTTGAATAAGTCTTTTTCGTTCATATTATTAACCTCCTATTTATTTTCTTTAATCCACTCGTAATAGCATTGCTCTTTGCAGAAGTCGTACCATTCTTCATCTATCTTTCTTGATACCCACCCATAGTTTCTTAACATTTCTTGTGCTAACTTAAAATCAGGTCCATCATCGAAATTAATGATTTCGCTTTCACTGCAGTAATCACATATACTAATAATCTCTCCTTCTCCGTAACGAATTCCCCATTCGATTTCCTTACTCATGCCGATTCCTCCTTTTTAAATTGTTTCCAACCGCTTATGAAGGTTTTAAACACATCGATAGTAACTACTTCGTGAGGGTTCAAGTTTATTCTCACGGTAATATTTTGTTGACCGTCTACATCGCCAATGATTTCTTCAGCTCTCAGCTTTATTTCGTCAGCAGCTTCGCATAGAGCTTCAATGTAACTTTGACTCGTATGTTTTACAATATTTATACTCACGCTGTTTCCTCCTTTTTTATAAGGGATTGAATGAACCTATAGGTGACTTTGGGTTTAGAATACTTGTCAAGTAATCCATCTTTTTTAAGTGCGTCCTTATCGATTTCTGTTGATTCGGATCTACTTAATATCCATTCGTATATTTCTCCCGTAAGAGCTACCCTTTCATCACCATCTCGGAACTGTTCCATACAATGTTTTTTAAGAACTTCGGTAATTTGTTTTAAGCGTTTTTGTTTATCTTTTATACTATTATTTACTGCTTCAATTTCTATTGTCAGGGTTTCACCTTCTGTGATTAGATCACTAATGTCATCATCCGCTGTGATGATGTTTTTGCGAAGTTCTTTTAGTATGTCTGCGTCTTTATTCTCATCAAATACAGGGGATATACCGCCTTCAACATGAATTTTCCACCATTCTGAAGCTCTCCCAATATGTCTTTGAAATTGAGGGAAACGTTCTGATACCTTAAATTCATCGATAATTGTGTTCTCAGCTGATGGTACAAATTTTTCAGGTTCTTCGTAATCCGATTCTTCAAGGAATGTTGCTACCATTACAACATCATCTACATCGAGTAAATAAGCATAAAGAGCTGCTTGTAAAGCATAATATTCTGGAGTACCATTGGTCCAATCTTCAGCCCTTTTGGTAGTCTTAATTTCGATTACAGCAGATATTTTACCGTCCTCATAGTAGAGAGCATCCCACATACCACCAAACACTTTTTCTTTAGGGAAGAAGTCACCCCATGTTTTTTTGAAATAATCTTTACCATAAATATCAGTAGGAGATTTTAAACCACCGAAGAAGTAAACCTTATTTAGATAATCAATAACCTTTGGCTCAATTATTTTCCCGGCTATTGTGTATTTATTATCTACAAAAGGTTCTTCGTAAGTACGGGTAATAGCACACCATGTTTTAAAGGGAGTATTCCATCGGTCAAGTTCTAAAATGGAAGCCAATCTAGTTCCGGTTATTTTCTTTGGACGTTTCGAGGGTTCTATTTTAATTTGATTAGTTTTAAGCCATTCCATTTATCTATCCCTCCTTAATGGTAATATTAATGCAAAGCTATCTTCTGTGAGAGTTTTCATTAAGCAAGGTTCATTCATACCATAAAAATTTAGCTCAACCTTTTCACCCATTAACCCTTCAGCTGCTTCTTTTAAATATCTCGGATTAAAATATATCTGAAATACAGGTTCTTTTTTTGGTATAATACGTGTAAAATCGGGATAGTCAAGATCAATTTTAGGAAGGCTTATATTTCTAGTTTCTGCTCCTTGAAACGAAAATGTTAAATTTTTATTATCTTGACTGATAATCACATATGTGCTTTTTGGAATATTTACTATTGGTATTAATAACTTTCCTACATCTCCCTCATAGGGTACAATAACGGAATGTATCTTATAAGTATTAGAGGAAAATGCTTGACATATATTATCTTTACATATTAATTGAATATATTGAAATACCTGTCTACTCATATCTCTAGGTTTTGGTAAACCTTTTTTACAAACTTTATATATCTTTTTTAAATTATCTGTTGTAAGTTTTATTTTCATACACTTAATCCCCTTTCATATGATTTTGAAGAAGTGGGAGAGATCATTCTCCCCCTTTTTACGAAGCTTCTTTCTCGTCATAGACTTCAATCATTTCACCGATTTTTAAGATAAGGGCTTCGCAAGCCTTCTTAGTTATGTTGGTGAAATTCTCGGTTTTTTCAGCTATAGCAGCTATGAATTCTTCTTGCTCCGGATCTGCTTCTCGTAATAGCTTTAATGCTTTTTTCAGACTGTTAATTTGCATTTTAGTAGCCTTTCCGTCTTTGTCTATTAGTCCTTTTTTGATTTCTTCACGTTTTTCTTCAGTAGCTGGAGGAGTGGCTTTTGGCATGTCGTCTTTATCGCTTTCCGGTTCCATGTCTTCAGCTACATTAAAGTTTGCTGCTAGGAAGAATTTGAGTCCTCCGGTTATAGCTTTATAAAGAGCCTTATCACCGTTATCTGCTCCCGAGCCAAAGAAAATATATTCTTCATGTTCCCCAGTTTCCGGGTCAAGCAACACACCTTTAAATTTACAAATGACTATATGCATTTTATCGCTTACATCAGGTATATATTGATATTCAACCGTTTCCATCTTCCAGAGCAATCCGATTTGTTTTAGAGCCTTTTTGAAGTTCTGTTTGTATTGTTTTTCTGTAATATACTTATAACTTTGGAATCTGTTGATACCGTCTTTCTCCCAAGCGTACTCACCCATAATATCTTGTAGATTTTTGAGTTTTTGAAGGAATGTCAATCCCTCTGTTTTAATTGTTGTCATTTAATCATCCTCACTTTCTGTTTTTTTTCTGTACCCTTTGATATAACTTTAAGAATGTATTTTATATATTCATCCTCAGCCTGTAGAACCTTAATGACTATTTTTTCATCAACCTTAATGGTTTCTGAAATATATTGAATACACTCTTTGCTTCTATGAGTAAGGTTTTCCGAATCTACTTTTTCATAAGTCATTTCAAAAATGTCAGGCTTGCAAGGATAAAATTCACCCTTTATACCTTTTATAATGTAGTCCCCGGGGCAAACAATGTGCCATCCCTCTAGTGTTGGGCAGTTCATATGAAGGGTCGCCCTATTCCCACAACCTTGGCATCTCCAATCTGTATCAAAATCTATTGGCGTTAGATTTACTTGGGATAAAAAATCACTTACTTTATACGGTGCCCATTGTTCGGCTTCGACCACAACTGGTTTCTTGCGATATTTCGCCATTTACTTAACCTCGCTTTCTTTAATTTTCAATTACTTTATAACCAAAAGGTACGTTTCCTTTTACAATTGATTTCCAATGTTTAATAACATCTTGATGTATAGGATAATCATAGATTTCGTTTAAACGTTTTTGAGCTTCTTTCTGTATAGATTTCCAAGTATCAGAATTAATCTTTTTATCGAAATAATCTTCATATTGTGGAAAAAGCATTTTGTCATAATCTATAATTTTGAGTGATGTTTTGTTGGTGGTATACATCCAATTCCGTATGAAATCCCACATCACAAAACCTGCCTGAAATCCTGTTATCCCTCCTTGCTTATGCTTATCCATTGCGTAAACTGCAGCTAATGCTCCTGCAGATAAAGCGTGTACTATAGTTCCGTAATCGTGTTTATAGTCATTTAATAAGTGATTAATGAACTTTGGTAAAGTTTTCAATGTTACCTGTTTAGCTTGTTTGAACCATTCTTCGTGGATATTCATTTCTTCTGTAATTTTTTTCATAATCGTTCGTCATAGCTCCTTTCTCGTCAGAAAGGCTGCCGGCATTTAAAGCGCTACCTATGACGTTTTTATAAACCTTCAAAAATTTCATCTAACCAATTTGTAAGATTTATCTTTTCCTCATTTGTTTGCTTGTCAAAGGTGTATATCTTTACTGTGTTCTGAATACGCTCCAATGTTTTCTTCCCTATGCCCGGTACTTGTGCTAAATCTGATAATTTTATATATTTATTACTCATGCTACCTCCCTCCTTTTCTTTGCCTAGAAAATCACTAATCATTTTGTAGGCCTTCTGAATATAATGTTCTTTGTCAATATCCCGGATGTTGAGTTCGTTCCGATTGTCAATGATACAATGCTTAGGCAAGTCCTCAATTTTTGCAGGTCTACCCGTTTCTCTGTGTACTTTGTAGAGTGTTCCGTAGCGTTTGTCTTTGGTAGCGTATACTCGATTGACTTTTTGGACTGGAATTTTCTCATCGTTCACAAGATGATAGGCTTCTTTGTATTTAGTTCCGGCTTTTGCGATGAACTGAAATTCAAAGATGTCATTGCACTCATTTATGGTTTTTTCAACCGGAATACCTTTTACGAAATACTTAGCTAATGCCTTTTTCACTATGACAGCGTTGTTATTGATGTTCCAAGCTCCGGCCATTGACATTCCGTAAGTAAGATAGCCGCCTTTGACCTTCCATCGAGGTTTCCCGTCCTTGTCGTAAAGCTCGCCAACGGGAACCATAATGTAATTGTTTACGTCCTTTTGAACAATCTTTTGAATCTTGTCCTCTTCCAGTTCAAAGCCGGTACGGTTTTGCCATTCTTCATTGATGGCATAGATTTTCGGCATTTCGTCCTTGTCAATCGAGAACATTACGCCATCGGTATTAAAGTTAATAATCTTAATTGTTTTGCAATCTCTCAAATACGCCATGACTAATTCGGTTAAAAAAAGTTGTCCGCTGATACAAACGCTTCTACCCATGAGGGGGTCGTATAAGGGGTTATATTTATTCAACATCGCCCCATAGGTGGTATTGAGACATAATTTGAGAGTATTTGCAGTTTTCTCATCACCTTCCTTTTTAGCATTAAGTCTGTCATAGTAAACCTTTTCGTAAAATGCTGCCGATGGGATATTACGGCTTGTGTAACCACACCGAATCATGAGGGAAGGGTATAGACTCGCTACGTCAAAATTGACTATTACCCTCGTGTCCGTGGTTTCTTCTTGATAGGTGGGAAGTCCACCATGCACACCGCCCCATCCATAAACGAACTCACATCCATCAACCATGATTTTTTTCTTAGTCTTGAAGAGAACGTCATCCGGTATGGATTCATCCCTTATCTGGTCAAAGAAAGCTATAACTTCCGGAGGAATAAGCTCCTTCTTTAGATTAGGGGGGTAGACGTACTCTCGTTCGTCATACCGTTCGGTTGGTTCCGCTCCCAAGAACATCGCTGTAATTTTGGCGTTCGTGGCGTATAATGATTTAACGTCCGGGATGTCTTTCAATCTACCAAGAGCGATTTTCCCATCAAGATAGGGTTTTCTGATTTTCACTAAACGTTCTGCCGTATCAACATCATGCTTACAATACTTAATAACTTCTTGAAGTTCGGCGTTGGTAAGAGGTCTATCAATGTCGAAAGGTACTGAACTTTCCTCGATATCTAAACCTAAATGTCCTTCAATAGCTTTCAGGTTTAATCCCCGTTGCATGTCATCTCGAATGTCAAAACTGTTAAACCATGCTTGATTTTCTCGTAAGAACCAATGTTCAAAACCCATGTTTCCAGCGATGATAAAATCATTAATTTCTTTCAAAAGTATGTTATCCGCTCCACATAGTACACCTTTTAGGATGTAGTTGTCATAAAATTTATTGTTAAAACCAGCTAATATTTTATCAGCGGTCATAAACTGTTTAACAGCGTGATTATCATTATGGATGATGGTATATTCACCAGTTGAAATATTCTTGAACACTACTAACCAGTTGTGAGCGAACACTTCAAAATCGTAAACATAAATCATGTCTCCACCTCCAGTGGAGGTTTCCAACTATCCTCTCGAACTGCAAACGCATCTCCGCATTGAATAATGTCGGGGTAATTGTCGTTTGCGATTGCCATAGGATACTTGTCAATCTCGTAGGCATAATACTTGACATTGGTGAAACCCATCTTATCGAGACAGTATCTACCCGTACCAATTCCGTCATAGAGGGAGAGTACAACTATTTCTTCGTTCCTCGGTACATCTTTGAGAGCGTGATTGAGTAAGTGGATAATAACCTCAGCCGTCCAACCGTTACCCAAACCTTTATATGCTTGTGTAGCCGATACTGCCTTACAATAATCGTCGGGCATGGTCTGTAATCGACAACATTCTGTGACGGTCAACTTTCGAATAATGTAATAGCCATCGGGCAATTTAATGTCATACCGTCTGTTTCTAATTTCTATTTGACCGTTTAATACTTGATATACGGGGTATTCCTTGCCATCTGCACAACTAACTGCTTTAACGGGAACATCATCTACAAACTCGATAGGGATAGCGTAAAGTCCTGTTTTACCTCCCATACCTCCACCGTTTGCGGTGAGGTTGACTGATTTACCCTCAATGCTGTATAATCTCATCCCTTGACTATTTTTAAGAGTACCATCGGGACTCGGATAACAACCTACTCGAACGGGTTCAGCGACAGCATTATCTTTTTGAACCGTTGTGAGAGCATTTGTTTTCCCATCGGTTCGCGCTTCATAGAATTGTTCTGTGCCACCCTCGCCTTTAGTTGAACGGTTACCAGTGTCCTTATACCTACCGCGCTGCGCTACACAAACTGGCTCGGCAACCATGCTTCTCTGACTTCTCTCAAGTGTGTTCCACGCTACAGCACCGTCATAACTCGCTGTCATACAATAGGACTTTTCGTTCTGAGATAAATCTGTGCCAGTTTCAAGAATATCCTTTAGAAGAATCCCCCTATCTTCGGGTTGCTCTATATCACCAAAATTGGTTACATAAAACCTCTGTCGATTCTGTGCTGATACTAAAGCCGAATTTATGTAAGTGAATCTCACATCGGGATCAACACCCACGCCTAATTCTTTGGCTATCTGGTCTTTGATTGCTTGAGCTGCTGATTTATTGTTCTCATAGAGGAAGAAGTTCGGTTTGAATTTTTCTTTAGCGATGAGGTAATTCTTGAACAACTCCCACCCAATGCCGGACGGCTCTGTTTCACGATTATTTTTTTGTGCAATACTCCAATGGGTACACGGTGAACCCCCTATCAAAAATTTAATAGTCATTATATAACCACGTCCTTAATCCGTCCATTTGCTCTACCCCAAGCGTATAAAGGTGTATACCATTTACTCCATTCCTCCATTGTCAAGCTATTACCATGAATGACTACAGCGGGAATCCCACACAAAGACAGTTGGATGTAAGCCATATGAACACATTTCAAATCAATGTCTGTAGCAGCTACTACCATATGTTTCGAGTAATTATAACCACCCTCTATTAATGCGTTTGCTATTCCTAAAATCATTGCACCGCTACCTACACAAGGCTCTCCAACAGTTATATAACCGTTTTGCTTAATTATTTCATCATGTCCTTGGAGCGTCATTTGACCCATTGCGTTGCAAACATTCATTGGGGTAAAGTATTGTCCTTTCCATTGGTTATGCAATTCTAATTCATGGAATATCCGTCCTAAAACATCCTCTAATTTATGATTTTCAGCATGAAATTGCAAAGATTCTACTAAATCAGCAAACATCGTAGGAAATAAGTCAATTTCTTCTTTCTCGTACTGTTTTACAATATCAAGATAGCGAGTTTCTCTCTTATCCTTGTTAACTTTATCTACACTATTACTTATAGCAATAGCCGACATTTCACAAAAATCACTAAAAACTTTCCACGTTTGATGTCTCATACTTAATTTTTGAATGTTTTTCATAATGTTCTTTAAAGCCATTGCCTCACATCCCATCTTCATTCATTCGTTTCCATGTTGACGATGGCATTGTTAACACTTTCCAACCTGTGGCTTCGAGTTCAGTAGAGCGGTCATAACTATCAACGTCATGGGCGAATCTTGTAATTGCTCCTGATAGTCCGTATAATGATAAATCGCCGCCTTCGATAAGATGACCGAGTATCCCGTTGCTTTCTTCCTGGGTAATGTTAAATTCTTTAGCAGTAAGCTCAATCACTTGTGGTATTTTATGTGACTCCATTTTGGCTTCTGTAGCTTCTTTCATTTTATCGATGACTTGTTTAAAAATAACTTCATTCATAGCTGCTTGAACGGTATCCTCAATTTTCATAAGAAAAGCTCTATCATCTGCTTCAATGGTTTCGTCACGATAGATGCCGAAATTATTGTCTGCTTCATTTACTCTACCAACATGGTATTTCCTTAAAGAGTTGTCAGCGATTATCATACCGTTACTACACACCAACCTATAGACTAATGGAGTAACAGCAACACTCCCTAATCCAACCTCACTGTTAGTAATTAACAGTCCTGCCTGAACTACGTCGCCTTTTTTAACTTCTGCTTCTATCATGGTATTAACTACTTTTAGATACATCCTGGAATCTGTAAGTTCGCAACTTTTAATTATAGAACCTTTCATACCGGATAATATAGGTAGTACTGTTTCAGCAACCTCGAAATTATCAATACGGCGGTATCTGTCTGAAAGAAATGCTCTTGCAGTTCCGTCAAGTGTTCTAAGCATCCGGCGTGAAGGTGTTCTTTCAAACCAGCTATTTATATTAGTAGCCAGTAATTCAGGGTATTCGGATCTCATTTTGTCATAATATTTAGCAGGGATTCCAAGATGGGTTCCAATTTGTCTATGAGCAATGTCGTTTATATTTAACCTTTCAATTTTAGTTAACCCGTCTTTTTCCCCGAAATTAATGTCAATATTTAATCTTTCGTTTTCTGGTATGATTCTTAAAGCTGGAGTATCAATTAAGAAATCTTTTTTTGTTTTTGCTTGTCTATTTAATTCGATAGCAAGCTGTTGAAGTGTTTTCCCTGTTTTCATTTTATTTTCTCCTTCCTGCATAGGATTTTGTATACTCATTCATATATTGAGTAAAAAGCTTTTTATTGAAATCCGAATAATTCTTTAAAGCCTTATAAATAGCTGTTTCGATGCTACCTTTCACAATGAAGTGAATATAAGAACATTTACTTGTTTGTCCTATTCTGTGAATACGGTCTTTTGCTTGCTCAAGCGTATTGCTTGAAAGTGTCGGTTCATAGAAAATAATAGTATCAGCGGCGTAAAGGTCTATTCCCATTGAACCCGATTGATATTGACAAATGATTACTTGTATCCTGGGATCAGTCTGAAATTCTCTCCAAATCTGCTTATCCTTTTGATCGCCATCAAGAATAACATGCTTGATTTTTAACCTATATAATAAGGAAGAAACTGCTTTGATAGAGTGCTTGAATTCGCAGAATATAACGAGTTTTTTCTCCCAATCGTCAAGGAATTCTTCCAGGGCGTTTAGCTTTTCGCATTTCAACTCATGTGTTTCTGTATCATCTTTCAAGAAACCGGAGCATATTTGCCTGAGCTTTGTCATTCTGGCTAATGGGTTTTCTGCAAGTATATCCATATCCTCAATAGTACTGTGTTTATGTAGTTCTTTATAGAGCTTCGGTTCTTTTAACTCAATGTCATAAACTTCATCGGGTAATTTTTCCGGTAAATCCAAACATTCAGCTTTTGTAACTCGGTAACAATATTGAGATATAATGCCCTGTAATTCATCGACATTCAAGTATTTATAAGGCTTCCACCATTGGTTTAAGATACAATATTTATCTTCAAATTGTCTATATGTGCCGAATATTTCGCTTGCTATTTTACCTCTAACTACCGTTGGTTTCAGGAAAGTATATTGCGCCCAAATGTTCTCAAGTTGACCGTTCCCGATAGGAGTACCGGTAAGAATGTACCGATATTTAGCTCCGAGGGATAATTTTAAAAGAAAACTGGCTCGTTTGCTGGTTCGGTTCTTAATCTTATGACTTTCATCCAGGACGATACAATCCCATTCCCTGTCGTACCCTTTCCCTTTTCTCCAAACGCTGTCATAATTGATTACCGTTATTAAGTTTTCAAGGATCAATTCATCCGATTTCTCGAATAGGCTCATGTCCCTATACCATGCACCCATTGTTGCCTTTGGAGCAACTATAAGAGCGTTTTCGATTTTTCCTTGTTTGCGTAATTCAAGTAATCTATATAAAGTAGGTAATGTTTTTCCACAACCTTGCTCCATAAAAAGTGCAAAACTATTATTTAGTCTCATATATTGTAAGGCTAATTTTTGATGGCGATATAAATTCACCGACATTTTCGAACTTTTACAACCTTTCCGTCATTACATAGAACTTCATAACCCATTTGCCATAATAGTAAGCAGTCATTTAATGTTACCGGCATGGGTACTTTTCTCTTTTTCCAAAACATTTCCTCACTCCTTTACTCGTACAAGAACTTCTTGTACTCCGAAATTTAATGCTTCTTGATGGTTTTCAAAATAGACGTCAATTCGATTTCCTTTGATGGCACTACCTTTGTCCTGAACAATTCGAGAACCAATATCTTTGATTTCGATTTCTGTTCCTGATGGGAGTTCATTCCAATCTGCCGCTATAGTAATTCCTTCCATCGCTACTTCTCCTGATGCTGTATAGATGATCCCATCAGGTCTGTTCTTTGCCCATACTCCACAACACTTTTCACAGGGACAGTAGGCCGTAGCAGTAAAACTCATCCATTGTTCGTCTTTGCTTGTTTGTTCTTCCTCATGAAGTGTGTTTATTATTGTCTGGGTATTATTTGAGTTCTCAAATGGGATGAAGGAATTACTACATAATGATGTGTTTTCAACATCGGTGACGATTGTTTCTTCACCACATTCTAGTCCTTGAAAAACCATTATCGAAAATAATACAGTAATTAGGGATATAATTTTTTTTTTTTCATGCTTGTTTTACCTTCTTTGTGTAGGGAACGCCGTAAGTTTTCAGATACCATTCTTCAAACTTCCGTACATTTTCAGAGTTTTCATAAAATTGTTTTACTTTTCTTGCTACTTCTCTTGGTAAGATATGAAATGAATAAGATACACTCACGACACAACCCCCATTTTTTCTTCGTAGTCTTGTAGAATTTTAAGACTTTCTTTAATGACCTTTTCTACTTTTGCTCCTTTACGTCTACCCGCAAGAGCTGAACTTAATTCTGTCTTGTCTGTATGCACTCCGACATTTTCAAGTCTGTTAATGAGCCACGTTTGTGTAAGGGAATTTCGCATTAGCATTAGCCGAATTTGCATACCTTTGTTTTTCAAAATTTTTTTCACCCCCTTCCGTAAAATCTTGCAAACATATGTTGACAACAATTATTTCCAATGGTATAATTGCGATGGACATGTTATATAACCATTAGATTTTTCGGTTTTGCTGAAAAACCGAGGGTATATTTTTTGTTGCCAAATTTCGTTTACAATTATATTATAGTTTATAATTTCTCTAAAGTCAAGGTCTTTTTTAGAAATTTTTTAAATTATTTTCATCATAAGGAGAAAGTGCTAAAAAGCCTGAAAAGCGTTATCATTATTATACTTGTCGTGATAAAAAGAAATTTTATTTTTGTAATAAGAAAAATATTCAGAAAGACATCATTGAAAGGTTGATTGTAGAAGATACGGTTAAAAAAGTCTTAACGGATGAAAATATTAACCTTATAGCTGATATTGCTATAAAAGAGTTAGAAAATGATAGAGAAGAAAATACATTAATTCCTGTTTTGAAAAACGAGTTAAAGAATATTCAAAAAAGCATTGATGGGCTATTAAAGGCCTTTGAGATGGGAGCAGTATCAGAAAGTTTAACAAAAAGACTTAATGAACTAGAAGAACAAAAGAAGTATACGGAAATCCATCTCATTAAAGAGCAGAAATCATATCCTACATTAGAAAGAGATCATGTTATTTTTTGGTTGGAACAATTTAAAGAAGGTGACATTAACGATCCTGATTTTCAAAGACATATAATTGATTTATTAGTTAATAAAGTTTTTCTCTTCGATGAACCCGATGGTTTAAAGCTCACGATTACTTATAACCTTACAAAAGAAGCTCCTACAGAAATTCATCTATCCGACTTAAAGAGTTCGGATATGAGTAATTTTGGTCCACCAAAAGAAGATAATCCGAACTTTTTTGTGATCGGGTCAGTATTCGGATTAACAGTAAAACACCATCAGATTTAATATCTGACGGTGCTTTGCCTTTTAAGGAGGAATATAAGAATGGTGCAGATGGTGCAGAATTTTAACCGTTTTTGTTGTTTCAATCGCCTCCCTCCTTTTGGCTTAAAATATGGGTGTCAATCCAGTAGTAAGCTGCTCCAACAGCAACGCCAATTAGTGCGCATGTTGTAATAAAGCCTATAACAAAGATGATTTTCTCAAATGCGTTGTATGCTTCCCAGTTCAATACTGTGACCTCCTTTCATTGTCCCTCCCTTATGGTAGAATGTGGTTGAAGGGAGGTGATATTGTGAATAAAAGCTTTGATGATTTTTTAAAATCTCTTGACTTTGAAGCCTTGGCTAAAAAACATGCAACTACTTTAAAAAAAAAATGTTTCGAAGTTTCGTTAGACATTATTCGACAAAGCACAACCGAAAAATAGACACAAAAAAAGAGCCCCCGAAGGAGCCCTTATCTATTATATATCTTTTCAATCAGCAGAGGCAAATGTTTATATATGCTATTCATCATACCTCTTTCAGAGGCAAGAACTAATGCGTTAATAGCGATTTCCCAGCCACTAGGATCGTCAGCTACCTTCCTGAGTATTTCTTGCCAATTAATCTGTTCTTTTTCAACCTCATCTTTAAAAGCATCCTTAATCATTTTGCCTAATGGAAAGTACTTTCCTGGGCAAGCTGTATTATTCCAGTATTTATGTCCGTGTACGACTTTAATACTTGGTATCTGTTTCATTATCCACCGGATTAAATCAACTCCTGCATTGTACTGTAACACCGGCATTTCTTTGTCCACGTTTTCATAATCGCCCTGAAAGCCGATAGATATGATATGCCCGTTATGATCTGCTACAGCGGC